GTTGGTTTCGTTTGTTCGCACTTTCCCCACCCGAAGGATTTTAAAGTGCTAGCTACTAAGGCGTTCTCGTTTTCCTCTCATAGTGTAGCCTATGGAGATTACGGTGGACACATGTCAGTCTCCTACGATGTTATACTCGTTTGCTGAGTGTCTCCCCCAACACTGAGTCGACAATTCATGTTCTGCGGGGGGTGGGTGCCGGGAGGATCCACATACCAAGTGGTTTACGAGCCGGTTATCCGTAACACAACGCGCTTAGTCGGTGGCGTCATATTGAGTAACAGTGATATCGAGTGTCGTTGGCAAAATCCCACCTCCAGTGGCTCCAAGCTGGACCCTAAAGGAATCTGGGTTGCACAACACTACACCATACCATAGTACGTTTGTAGCACTTGCAGGAGAGTTGGCTGGGTAGTATCCCCCGAGTGGAGTGGTAAATGTTGCTCCGGCAATGGCCATGCTAGGCATGACGGGAGAAGAAACAATACCATTCCAAGCGAGAATAACGAGATACTTATTTCCAGGATAGGCTTCAAAATTGAAGGTGTTGTTATCTGGAAATTGCAATAGCAAGTCTCCTGCTGATGCAGCTGTGACCGTACCAAGCCTGTTTGATGCATCGACACTACCGCGGATGTATCTACAGGAAAGTACGTTGCCACCGACATCATCTGGCAGTATTGGTTTGAAGAATTCAACACAGTAGCTGACCCAGAGCTCACCGAGCACCTGAATTGGGTTGGCCTGTGAGGCGAATTGAAATGTTCCAATGTCGTAGAGACGCAAGTCCTGACCTGCAGGAGGTGCGCCTTTTCTGACGTAGAGCTGATTGAGCACTGTTTCACCTTTTGCACATTCCACCCCGTGGATAAGTGCATTGGTGGGTTTGACAGAAACTGCAAATTCGCTATTCTCCATTTCCTGCTTGGTGTCATACGGTTGTGCATTAGCATTATAGTTCGTTGCCATCACCACAACACCAGGGGCTCCTGAGGTTACAAAATCAGTTATCAACGGTCTGAACTCGAAAATTATTCCATGTATTTTATACTGCTGGTAATTTTGAGCAATCGTACTCAACCAAGGAAAGGTTTTAGAATTTCCAGGGTTAAGAGGATAAGATCGATTAGTAAAAGCGGAAGTTCCAGTGATGTCACCAAGGTACTCTCTGTGACATACAATATTCGTAGCATGAGAGGTGCTAAACTGAGGAATTTGTTTAGAATTGGTGAGTACATTGTACTCTGGAACGGACCCGGTAAGTGTGTAGTCACCACTTCCAAAGATGGAGCCAATACCTGATCCCAGGAATCTGCCAGCACCTTTGAGAAACGGCATATTGAACATCTGTCCTAATGCATTGCCTGCGATAGCACCAGCATCGCCAAATGGTGTAGCTTGCTTTCTAGCTACGGTGCGTGTTTGCGTTTTGGGTGTTTTACGGTTCACCCTAACCTTCCGTTTTGTTTTGTTTGCCATGTATGGGATGCCCTTGGCTTGGGGACTGTACATCGTGAATGACCACTGGGTCGGATCCGTGCAGTCTCTTGGCATTTTGTTTAGCACTATTAGATAGTTTTGGTCCATTTAACATTCACAACCCCATGCGTTTTCTCGCTCGCCAGCGCTTTGTTTGTTTAATGAGCATCAATGTGATCGCGCACATCCTATTTTCACTACAGAGAGCAGGGTCGTGAAGCCTGAACTGGGTCTTGGCAGGTATTCGCCATCTAGGAATGGGTACATCTTTTCTGCTACCAGCTGTTACTCTAGTACAGTGCTACGTCCCAATGCGCAGCACTGGGTTTGGAAGTTTCCTGATCATTTTGGACAGTTTATGGTCGACTTCTTCTTTTGAGAAAATTTCCTCTTGAATGTGTTGCACGGCTGGTGCTACTCCAAATGCTTTCCAGTAGGAGTAGCGTGCATACCACGTGGGTTCTTGGTAACCCTTGTCTTCCATGTTCTCAGCCAACAATTTCATACCACTCCAACTGTAATCACGTTCATGTGCTACAGTTGACTGTTGTATGTAAATGTTGTAGTATTTCTGGAGGACGGGTATTCCACTCGTGAGTTTAAGCCCACACTCACCCACTGAACGCATCCACTTCCGAGCAAACTTTTCGGTTGTAAGCGGCAACATAGACGTGCAATCCTTATCAAATGATGTTTTGATGTCTCTCACCATTATGTAATTATCAACGTCAATTGCCACAGGTTTGCTCTGGCAAAACTCAATTTTCTCAATGTCTGCTACAGGTACCTCACAGACCATATTGAAACCAAAAGAAAGGCAATGCTTGTGAATTTTCGATAAAATACTATCACAGTGTCTTTGTTCGCATATGATGACTCCGTCGTCGCCATCATTAATAAATTCGAAATTGATGCCTAACTTGTTTCGCAGGCTAAGCATCATAGAACACATTAGTAATGTATTTCCTAAGGCAGTGTTGACGTCACCAGACATACGTTTGCCTGGTATGGTACATCGTAACCGGCCGTCTTGCGTCCTGCCCGAAAGTTTATTCACTAATTGGTGCTTTAACAATTTGCTGAATTTTTCCAGGTTGGTCCCCCGGAAAAATGTTTTGTAGACTGCGTGTTCAAACTTAAGTGCATCAATGCTTACGTGTTGGTCAAACCTGCTCGCATCAACACCGATAGCAACTGGGTTGACAAACTTTTTCCACTTGTCATTAATGACTTTAGCTCTTTGCACAGCATTCAGGCCTTTCATAACTGTTGTCTTAACCCCATTGGAGGGGCTGCTCCATAGAAGGTCAAGACGCTTGAAAACTTCTTTTTCTATACGTTTTAAGTATAGAGCGATTGACACATGATAGCGCGGGTTCCTTGGGTTGATGGCCCTTGGTACTGGATCCTTTTTCCGTGTGAAATTGGTTTTCTCAAATTTTACGAAGACTTTCGCCACGTAATCTTTGGAGTTCAAGCTCACCTTCTCTAGACTCTTGAAAGCATTTTCATACACCCGTCGTTTATGGCCACCATAAGCCCTAAGGAATGTGTCCTTAGTTAATGGCGCGACAACCTTACGAGCATTTTCAAATGCATCAATTATCCATTTGCATCCTTTCGTGAACGCTTCGTCCTCAGGTTGTGGGGGTGCCTTAAACCCACCATTCCCATCAGACACAAACAACAAGCGTTCTTTCACCGCACGTTCAAGTGTGTTGATATCGTTTGCGAAAGGACGAATTTCTTGATTCGTCCCCAAATGATCATAGCGATAACAACGTTTTGGCCTCAGTTTCTTCCGGCTCGCGTATTTGGTCACCACTAGACCCTTACTATCAGGAGCAACTGAGCGAACTCCTGGTTTCGAGGGGACCACACGCAAGCCTCCTCAAGCATCTATTGGCCTTTCCTCCACAACGCCCCGCGATGTGAAGTACTCAAACCAAGTTCGATGCCGTCGGAGTGGCTGATCTTCTATTTGTCTTAAACCTTGGTACTGGTCGGTCAACGTCCAGATGCGCGCCTGGATTTCATGTACCGTAGGGACAAAACAGAATTTTAAAGCCCATGGAAGAACTTTAGCTATGTCTTTGCGACGCATGTTCCTCTTACGCATTTCACACAGAAGCCAATCTTTGCAGACAGCTTCCGTTGCCCGGTCGCGCTGGTTGATGTGTAACTCAGTGCGTGCCAGTGCCGCTAATTTGCCAGCTATTTTAGGTATGTCGGATCCAACAATCTCCCCATCTGATGAGGATGGTGTCAAATCGTCTATGTCATCGTTTGCACCGACGACCTGTACTTGCGCGTCACCAGCGATTCGCACTGGTTGAACGCGTTTTCCAAACCAAAACGCTTTGAACTTCTCCCAAGTGCTGCCAGCAGCAAGTGGACGTTTGACAAGTTCATTAACATTTGTCGCAATGCCTCTAGTTTGATGCCTTGAGACAAGGCCTGAGTGATAGTCGCGTGTACCAAACGCTGAAAATGCAAAGTATCGTGATTCGCTTATGAATATATCGTCCCTCATATTTGTTTCAGTAGTTCCTCTGCACTTGCTAATTATTC